GACATCAGCTGTATTCACTCCCCCCCGCATCTAAGAAGACGTGGAACACCTGTTCACGCGCCTCCCGCTTGCAGCCAGGGATAACACACCCTCAAACATGAAGTATAACTCCTAGCGTGCTTCCGAAAAGTAAAGTTCCAAGTAAGTGATGTCTCTCAGAAACTTTCATATCACGACAATTGTTAAGCGTAGAAGATAAGTCAGACATCGTTTTATTGTTAGCGTTGTGATTGTGATCAAATAAAAATGGAATTACGTCTTTAGAAACATTTAAAATACGGTTTAATATGTGTAAAGTAGGATAATTATAACAACAATTAAAATGAAGCTTATCATCGCGCTGTAGTTGGTTGAAGTTTTGCTCTAATTTGACTAGTGATTGTGTTGGATCGAACTGCTTCAATTGCTGTTTCTTGATGTCCCAATTGACACAGGGAAAGTTCAAAGCTAGTTCCGTAATTGTTGCGACATACTTTGCATCTAAAATGTTTTCCAAAGACAAAATGTCCGAGATTTCTAAGTCGAAGCGCACAGGGATGATTGTTGTACAGCTCTTCTCTTGACGAGATATCATATGACAATTCACCGTTGCTATAGTCAACTCCCACTTTTCCAAATGATCTGAGATTATAAGACATGCACATTTCTTCTGATGTGAACAACCCGTTCTGTTTCTTGGAGATACAATAGGACAACGCGTCATAGACATGGTTTGGTCGAGAAGATCGTAAATAGGAACGAAAAGACTTGTTTTTGCTAGTTCCTGCGATTGGAGACTGTTTCGCAACGTTCATCTCAGAAGCCTGTGTACACCTTTTCAAGTTGTTGAGCATGGTATTTTTGAAAGTCGAGAATTCGATGCTAGTGGACATGGCACTGATCACACCATCCATGAAAGAAATCAGTTTGTTCGAGCTTTTTTCTAAACATTCGATTAGTATGTGATTTGCTAAAAACGTTGCCGGAATGCAGCTTAAAGTTGAAAACAAGCTAGATTTTTCAAAAAGACGAGCGCCTTCATGTTTTTCTTCGTAAACCGTCAAACTTTCTCCAAGCCATTCAGGTATGAGGTATTGTGTGACTGAGCCAGTGAAGGTAATCATCATTAGATCGTAAGTAAAATGGCGTGGTTTACTGTTAGTTCGACGAATGGTACGATTGAGGTTATCATCTGATCCCATGTTGTCAATGTCAACCAAATTCCATCCAACTCTGCTAGATGAAGAAAGTTCTCCGTGATTACAATTCACAACAAGATCGTACAGGGACAAAACGTTGAGCTTTTCCAATTTTTTGTCTTTGAAGCGAAAATAAGGTTTGCGTTTAGCGAATCGAATGACGAGTGAATGACAGTCACCATCTTCCAGGAAGCAAAAATCGATATCGAAGAAAGACTCGTTATATGCGCATTGAGAGAGGAAATCTGAATGTTCAGCAATCGGCGTTTTTGAAAGCTCTTGTCTTTTTGTCTTCTTGAACAAGTTTTCGTATTCCTGCTTGAGATGATATTCGACCTTTGATAATTTTGAATCCTTCATGTGATTAAGAACGTCGATTGATGTTAAGTAATCAGAAACGAAATTGGCGAAATATTCAGAACAACCACAACTGTGGCAATTTTCATTCAAAAATTTCAAAATGGAATAAGCAGTAGTCTTGTTGTACGTCAAATCTTCATGTCTTTCAACCAACCGTCCAAAATGGATCATGTCATCTTCAGTTACAACTTTCGTAGGATCAATGGTAATTGCGTCTTTTTTGACAATTTTGATGAAATGGTTTGGAAAAAAGCATTCAAAAATTGGATCGTAAAAGTTCATGCTAGTTCCTTCTTTCAAGAAGCAGTAAGGTCTTTTTTCCGTGTTAATGCTTCTCCAGTTGTAAGACATTTGAGTGGAAAACTTCAAATCAGCATTATTCAAGAAGGGAACTACGTAATCACTGACAGAATCTGGCTCATTAAAATCAACAGTGAAAAAATCAGACGGAATGTTAGCGAAGTCGTCTTTCAACAGAAGGTTATCATGCAATAGCGAAAGCTTGTTCAAACGCTCAAAAGCATCTCGTAAAATGGGGTGACTGATGAACAATGTCTTGGTTTCCTGATCATACTTAATTCCAATGGCATGTCTTTCAAAATACGAGAGTTTCTTTCCTGATGCGCCAATCAATTCGTCACGACTGATTCCATCAATGTAACCAACTTTGAGAATTTCACCTTTGATTTTGTGAATACGAATGATTTTAGTTAAAAGAGCATTGAAACCGGTTTTAAAAGGTTGAAAAGCAAATGATTTGTGAGTATGAACTTTTAGACTGATGTCAAAATTTTGGAATATTGGTTCTTTCGGTTTATCAACAAAAATAAACATGGTGTCATCAATCATAACGTCTTTAACGTCGTTGTTTGTCACTTTGTCTACGTAGGAAGTAGTCTTTTCTTCAATTTGATTCGCAGCTGATTTATCCAAATAAATTTTTACAGCTTGAACAATAGCATGTAAAAGTAGGCCAAGAATAGGAATGTAGTTATGTCCGCCGCTCATCAAGTTCAAAACACTAAAGATCAAGCCACCGTAATCACTGTTGACAGTTATAACACAAAGAAACACTTCAAAAACTATGATCATAGCGGAAACGTACTCATAATAAGTTTCGTCGGAAATGGAAATGTTAAGGAAATTGCCTTTTAGCATCTTCTCTAGAGGATATTTTTGACTCATTTTTCGATCTAGCCGATACAAACGGGTAAACAGTTCCCATCTTTCGCGATCAACAAAAAGTTTTTCAAGACCTGGAATACATGTTTCTACAGACACGACGTTTTTGTAATTTGGAGCAAGAGGGTTACCCAATTTCGCGTTTTCTTCGAGAATTTTGTGATAATTAGCAACAAAGGCATCGCTAACTTCTTCAAGAATGGATTCAATAGTTCGGTCGAATTCGGCTTTTTCTTCATTGACAATTTGGGGCAAAATTGAGTCACGAGTGGGGGTGTCTTCAAAGTCGTGAATAATCATCAGTGTGGTCAAAAGAGTGTTGTCTGCTTGTTCGTGGTTGAGAATTCGAATTTCGTTCGTTGGGTTGAAAACCACTTTTTTCAAAAACATTTCGAAAGGATCTGTGGTCATCTTCACTTTCAAATATGTCATGAGTGAAAAAAACTT